GGATACTTTAGAAACATCCTAAGGCTTAGCGGCTTTGGGCTAGACTCGGAGGGTGCTCCAACACCCTCCTTGAGTCGTCCTTGGAGGGACAAATGGGAAAGCACGTACACAAACTGTCTGCAATAGACACAGAAAAAAGAACAGCAATATGCGCCAATTGTGGAGTCGTCAACATAAAGTTGAAAAGATATCCCAAAGGGTGGCGTTGTAAGAAGGCTGAGAACAAGTTCACAAGTCTGTGCAGCAGACATAAAAGAAGAAAGTACAGAAGCCATCTAGGCAAGTTGTGTGAAAGGTGTGGATTCATACCCGAACACAAATGCCAACTGGACATCCACCACAAAGATGGAAACCACGAGAACGGTAGCGTAGAGAATCTACAAACTTTGTGTGCAAACTGCCACAGGTATATAACCGAACTTTCAAGACAAAGTCCTTGCGCCTAACCGCGTAGGGGCTTTCTTGCGTTATACGCGCAGAGGCCGCGCAGAAACTTGCCTCACTCCAATTTTGCCCGAATGCGAAATGCGGTGGGCTTGTGGAGTTCGTATGCGAGCGTCTTCTTATTTGGCAAAGTTGTACAACCACTATAACCGAGAGTTCTTCGGCGGCAGATTGCCCAAAGGTGTGAAACTGTACTATGCATCAAAGCTGGACAAAGTGAACACAAAAGATGGGAAGCACCGCAGCACCTGCGCGGTCACTTACTTCTTCACGGACAAACCTCCGATCATTGTAATCCGCAAGACCCCAGCATCAAACATGCGGCACAGAGCGTCAGACTTACTGCACGAGATGTGCCACATCGCAAGACCGAATGCAGACTGTGAAGCACAAGACCCACGCAGTGCATTCCAGCAAGAAATGAAACGTCTAGCCAAGGCTGGTGCGTTTCAGAACGTGTGGTAAATAAAACTCAGAGGAGACTCAGAATGAGCATCGAAACAGTAGTGAATGCAGTTGAAGGCGAAGTGAAGAGTGTTGCCGAAGCAGTTGTGGCAGAAGCCGCAAAGGTCGAAGGCGAAGTGAAGGCTGAAGTGGCGAAGGTCGAAGCAGCGGTGAAAGCCGCGCTCGTCCAGATCACCGCAGATGAGAAGTTGTTCCTCCGCGAAGCAGAACTGGAATTCCTGAAGGCACAGATGGAAATTCAGCGCCTCACGAAGCTGGCCGAAGAAAAGTCCAAGGCGTACACTGCCTACATTGAGAACCTGTACAAGACCTACGCAATCACCAAGGCCGAGTATGTGTTCGATGGTGCAGTCAACGTCTTCAAGAAACTGTAAGGAGCCGTAATGGCTGACTCGGAACCTAAACCAATCGTGACGCCTTTACCAGAGGGCGTCACTTCTTTAATGGTAGTAAACCAACACGGTGCAATTCATGAAGTTTTGAAGGATGAAAAAGGTCGCTTTATAAAGAAAGTGAAACCACTCATCCCAACTATAGAGTTCACCCGTGCAGAGCGCAAGAAACTGAACAACGTACGCAGCGATAAAGAAGGCATGACCGAATACATGGTTGCCTTTATGAACATCGTGCGTATCGCGCAGAACGAGGACTCGGACCCGAAGGCCATGATGGCTGCTGTGAAAGCCTTTGAAGTGCTCAGGACCAGCGCGTTGGGAAAACCCGCAACAGCAGAGCAAGACTTAGATAGAATTACAACGCAGCCCGTGAAGGTAATAATTGTTCAAGCCCCACAACTTATGCACCCAGAAGTTGTGGACGCAGACAACCCCGTGGAGAAGGCGAAGCAGCCTACCTTTGCAGAAGTTACAGGTATAATAACAAATCCTAAGGCTTAGCGGCTTTGGGCTAGAGTAGAGGGCGGTGCCATTAACACCGCTCTCCTCGACCTTTAATGGAGGAATAATGAAATTTCAATTTTACACTTATATGTGGTTGCGGGAGAATGGCACGCCCTACTACGTAGGTAAAGGCTCTGGACGACGCGCTTACCTTAAAAGGACTCATAGATTTAACCCTCCACCATTGGGTAGGATAGTGTTTTACATAGCCAAAGATGAGGATGATGCATTTGAAACAGAAGTTTCTCTGATTTGGTATTATGGAAGAAAAGATTTAGGCAAAGGCTGTCTGAGAAATCTAACGGATGGTGGTGAAGGCGTGCGAAGGCAGAGGGTAACCGATAAAGCGCGCACAGCAAGAATGAACAACCTTCTAGGAAATAAACTAAGATTAGGAATAAAGCACACACCAGAAATGCTAGTGCAAATGTCAAACGCTCATAAAGGAAAGGTGTTTTCTAAAGAGCACAGAGCCAAAATGAGTGTAGCAAGCATGGGAAATAATGGTGGGCACGTTAAAAACCACATAAATAAAGGAAAGTTTTCCACCAAGTGCAGATGGTGCGTAGAAGGTAACTCAGATGCCCCGCAGAAAAATAGTTGACGCTGTAGAGATTAAACCATACTTGAATGCTGATGGCACACTGAACTTCAACAAAATATTTCAATTCCAACCGAAACAAACAGAATTGTTGAGAAACGTCAGTCGCGGAGGCAAGACGTACCTGCAGCCCGCCGCAGGTCAATGTCTCAGCACGGGAGGTATCCGCTCTGGTAAAACTTGCGGATGGTTGATGTTCTTTGTTATGCACTATTGCTTGCAATGGAAAGGTTGCAACCTCTTAGTACTTCGTAGAAATTTCAAAGAATTAGAGAACGGTGCCATTGCGGACTTTCGCACGTTTATGCCGAAGGAACTCTATGATTATGACCAGACGAAGCACGTTGCTACTCTAAAGAATGGCTCTCGCGTCGTATTCGGGCATTGTCAAAATAATAAAGATCGAGACATTGAACAGTATTTAGGACAAGCATATCCATGCATTCTCGTAGATGAGTGTGGTCAATTCTCTCCAGATGCGTGGTTAATGCTGTTTCAACGTAACATCGTGAACCCAGCCTGTGAACGTGACGAAGCAGGAAACCTTCCTATTCCATGCATCGTCGGGGCTACCAACCCTCTGGGTCCACACTACGAATTTTTTAGAACCTTGTTCGTTCAGAAGGAACCTTGGAATCCCGGAGAAGATGCTAAACGTGATGTAGACGGCTCATGGTGGATTCAAGAATCGGGAGAGTGGAATAAAATCTACGACCCAGATGAATACGCTTACCAACGCTCAACAGTTATGGACAACCCAGAATTGCTTGCGCGTGACCCCGGCATCATTTCACGTTTGATGTCCATGCCGAAGGCGAAGAGAGATAAGGTTCTGTATGGTTATGATGGCACAGTGGAAGGTCAATACTTCGACTGCTTTGACCCGTCGTACCATGTCATCAACCTTAGAGAAGACCCTGAAGCCATTATATGGCAGGACTACCAGCCTGTATGGGCAGGCCACGATTGGGGGGTTCAGCATGCCAATGCGGTATACATCTTCACAAAGGCGATGGTTAAGAACTCTGTAGGCGATGATTACAAGCTGAAAACAGTTTGCTTTGGAGAAGTAGTTGTCACTGGTGGTAAGACAATGGATCAGCTTGTGTCTATTCTGCAAGCCAAATGCAAGTTGCCCAACGGTCAACCATTTAAAATGAAGGCAATTTACTTTTCACATGAAAAGTTTAACCGCCAAATGGAAGCACGTTCACCAGCAGATGAATACTCACGAGCATTGAAACTCGTAGGACTTCCTGCGGTGACCCCTGCTACGAGAGATCGCATAGGCTCTGCCTCGTTAATGTACAACATGATCAAGAAGGGTGATCTAGTTTTCCTAGACACCTGCAAAGAGATCATACTTGCTATCCCTTCTTTGATGCGAGACCCAGACAACCTAGATGACGTTCTCAAAGTTGATGCAAAAGGGGACGATTGTTACGATGCACTGCGTTATGGACTGTATGGGCACTTAGCCGCACGAAAGAAACCAGAAGCACAAGCTACAGCGGAGAGAGTTGCCGAGTTGAAAAAGAGCGATCCCCTAGCTGCACACTTCTTGAAGATGAAGCTGGACGCTGAAGCTGCAAACAGAACAGCATCCTTCAGGCCACCAGACCAACCAGTTTGGCAGGGAAAGGACTCAGCATGAGCATAGCATCAGCTATTCGTAACTTTTGGGATGACCTGTTTTATTCTGCTTTGGTAGATCGCTTGGAAACTGATTTACTTAATGCGCGTATGGACGCTCAGCAGTTGCGCCAAGACAAAGACGCAGTGATTGGTGATCTGCGTTCGGAGAAGGCACTGCTTCAAGCGAAGGTTGGTATGTACGAACTGAATATCAATCGGCGCGTTGGCATTGATCCGGCAGCAAAGAACCCAAAGAAGCCCAGCTTCGCCAACTTCAACTCACCACCAGCACTATCGCCGTGGCAGAGAGAAGTAATGGAGCACGACGCACAGAACGCAAAGGAATTGGAAGAAGAGGCATTAGCCTCGAAGGGCGCAAC